GAGGGCCGAGCTCTCGACATCGGCTTCATGTACGACAGCCTCGAAGCGCACCCGAAGACCCCTCTCTCCCCCGATGCGCTACGCATCGTCATCCCGAAGATCCGGGGCGACGCGGTGTGGCTCAACGTGGAGACGATCATCCAGTCCGTCCTCGACACGACGATGGCAGCCAGCCGCTCGCGGCGCATGTGGCTCAACCAGATCGTGGCCGAGGAAGACGCCCTGTTCGGCCCTGCCGAGTGGGACGTCCTGCGACGTGACGAGCTGATGCTGAAGCCCGGCGACGAGATCACTCTCGGCTTCGACGGTGGCAAGTCCGATGACGCGACAGCTCTTGTAGCTCTGCGCGTCAGGGACATGGCCGCGTTCGTGCTCGGGCTGTGGGAGAAGCCGGACGGCCAGCAGGGCGACGGGTGGACAGTTCCTCGCGCCGCCGTGGACAGCGCAGTGCATGACGCCTTCGCCACCTTCGAGGTGCAGGGCTTCTTCGCTGACGTTGCCCTGTGGGAGTCGTACATCTCCGAGTGGGATGACCACTACGGCGAGGGCCTGGCGGTGCGTTCACCGCTCGGCAAGGACTCCATCGGCTGGGACATGCGAGCTTCCCAGAAGGTCTCCACCATGGCGCATGAGCGCCTGATGCGGTCGATCTTCGACAAGAAGCTCATCCACGATGGCGACCTGAAGCTACGGCGTCACGCGCTCAATGCGCGTCGGCGCACCAACAACTACGGCGTCGGCTTCGGCAAGGAGTCCAAGGACTCCCCCCGCAAGGTCGACGCCTACGCGGCCCTTCTCCTCGCGCATGAAGCGCTGGTGGAGATGCGAGCTCGCGGCAAGAAGAAGAAGCAGCGCAGTGGGCGCGGCTACTTCCTCTGACCCATCTGTGTAAGTGACACCTACGGAAGGACGGTGGGAGCCCGTGACGGACATCTCCCCAGCGTCGCTGGCGAAGCAGCTCCTGTCGATCCTCCATCGGGACGGCGATCGGCTGCGTCGCATCGACGCCTACCAGCAAGGCGAGCACGACGACCCCTACATGCCGCCCCAGGCAGACGATGAGTACCGACTCCTGGCCAAGCGGGCAGTATCCAACTGGATGCCGCTCCTGGTCGGGACACCGGCTCAGGCGCTGTACGTGGACGGCTTCCGGCGCGGCTCGCTCGGCGACGACCTGACGAATGCCCAGCCCGACTCCAGCTCCGTGGAGTGGAAGCACTGGCAGCGTTCACGGCTCGACGCCCGGCAGGCTGCGGTCTACCGGGGCGCGCTGGCCTTCGGTCACAGCTTCACGCTGACCGAGCGGACCAAGCGCGGCGTGGTCACCAAGGGCCTGTCGGCCCTGAAGACCGCTGCCCTGTTCGAGGACCCGGCGAACGACGACACGCCCTACGCGGCGCTCACTGTCGTGTCGATGCCGAAGGACAAGGTCCCTGGCAAGGCCCGTCTGTGGGACGGCAGGGCCGAGTACCCCGTGAGCTTCAAGTCCTTGGAGGACACGAAGACCGTCACGGTCGGTGCCGGTAAGCGCCACGGCGCGAGCGAGTGCCCGGTCACCCGGTTCGCTGCGCAGATCGACCTCGAAGGCCGCACGCTCGGCGTGATCGAGCCGATGATCGCCCTCCAGAACCGCATCAACCAGACCGTCTTCGACCTCCTGGTGGCGCAGACCTTCACCTCCTCCGAGGTGCGGTACGCGACCGGGATGGCCCCGCCCATCGAGCGGGACGCAGACGGCGATCCGGTCCTGGATGACAACGGTCAGCCGAAGCCGATCCCCATGAACCACAACGCTCGTCGCTTCCTGTTCGCCGAGGACTCGGATGTCAAGTTCGGCTCCCTGCCGGGCGGTCCACTGAACGGCCTCATCGACTCCATTGACATGAGCATCCGCCACCTGGCTGCCGTGTCGCAGACGCCGCCCCATCACCTGCTTGGCCAGATCGCGAACCTCTCCGCTGAGGCGCTTCTCGCCGCCGAGACTGCGCTGTCGCGCAAGATCGCGGAGTTCCGAGCTGCATTCGGTGAGAGCTGGGAGCGGGTCTTCCGTCTTGCCGGTGAGCTCGAAGGCGACGCGACGTCCGCTGAGGACCTTGCGGGCGAGGTCAACTGGCGCGACATGGAGTCCCGCTCGCTGGCTCAGGCCGCTGACGCTCTCGGCAAGCTGAAGGAGCAGCTCGGCATTCCTGCCCGAGGTCTCTGGAAGCGCGTGCCCGGTGTCACCCAGAACGAGATCGAGGAGTGGGAGTCGCTGCGCGAGGACGAAGACCCCGCACTGGCACTGGCCTCCTCGATCACCCGCGCAACCCCTGATGTTCAACCCCCCACGGAGCAACCCCCATTCGCTACTGAGTAAGGGAGGCGGCCAGTGGCCGTCAAGCACGCATCCGTCACGGTGGGCACCACGTCTACCGATCTGACATCAAGCATCCGCGACGACCACGGCTTCAACGGGGTAACCCGCACCGTCGTCGTCCAGAACAAGGGCACCGGGTCCGTCTTCCTTGGCGGTCCCGGTGTCACCACTTCGTCCTTCGGCTACGAGCTCCCTTCGGGGAGCGAGGCGTCGTTCGACCTGACTCTCGGCGACATCCTGTTCGGCGTCGCCAGCTCGGCCCAGTCTGTCACCGTCCTCCACATGGGGGTGTGACGTGGCGCGAGCATCTTTCACCCACCCCTCCAGTGGTGGTCCTTCTGGTCCGAGTCTCCCTGCGGGCGGTGCGGTCGGCCAAGTGCTGACCAAGTCCGGCGCGGGAGACGGCGAGGCCACCTGGACCAGTCCCGGCTCGGGCTTCCTCGTCATCAACAACGGGGCTGCGGTTCCCGCAGGCACCCCGGACGGAACCCTGATTCTGGAGAGGACGGTCTGACGTGGCAGGTAACTACCCCGATGCGCCTTCGTACCGCATGGCGCACGACAAGGACGGAACCACCTGGTTCCATGAGCGAGGCGGCGTCCTCACCCAGTTGACGGCGGCACAGGTGACGTCACTGAACAACGAGGCGGACGACGTCGCGTACACCTCGCCCGGAGCGGGCGCTGGCACCATGACGATCTGCGCGATCTTCCCCGAGCTTCGGGACATCGACGCATACTTCACCAGCGTCACGCGCAACTCGAACTTCGTGACCGCGCAGGCGTTCGAGGTCTCGACTGATACGACGAACGTGCTCGACGGTACGTGGGTCTCGCTCGGTACCACGACGGACCTGATGAACACGGCCCCGAAACCGGCGTACCGCAACCAGATCAGGAGCCTGACCGCGAAGGCGCAGCGGGCGATCCGGTTCCGGTACTACGACAACAACTCTTTCGGGATCTCCTGGAAGAACATCCACCTGTACGGGCAGCCGATCGCTGGCGCGAACCCGAACCGGCTGGAGGTATGGCACCCGACCCTCGATCAGCGACCGGCCCCGAACTACTTCGACTTCGCCGAGTCGCCCCGCAACTCGCAGGCCGTCGTCCAGTTCCGAACCAAGAACCTCTCGGGCACACAGACGGCCTCGGGCGTGATCGTCTCGGTCGAGACGCTGACCGACGCAACCCCTTCACTGGTCGGCCAGTTCCAGGTCTCGCTCGACGGCCTCACGTACTCGACGTCCGTGAACGTCGGCAACCTCGCGCCCGGCGCGATGAGCCCCCTCATCTACGTTCGTCGCAACCTCAGCACGACCGCTGCTCTGGGCCTCTGGTCCCTGCGGTTGAAGGCTGCGGCGACGAGCTGGGCCTGACATGGCCAGTGACGGCTTCGCCTACATCGTGGCGAACGTTGGTGCCAACGAGCCCTCTCGGGCCACGACCCTCACCACGGTCAGCCTCAACGTCGGCGTCGAGCTGAAGCCCCTACGGGACGCCTTCGCCGTCGCGAACCTGAATGTCGGCATCGAGCGCACGCTCCAGCCGACGAGCTTCGCGGCGGTCAACATCAACGTTGTCGGCTCGACCGGCCTCACTCGATGGCACGGCGGAGTCCGAGAAGCATTGACTGTCAAGGGAATGCAACAAACCGGCTCGCTCGTCCCATTGACAGTAAGAGGGCGTTGGAACGCAATCGCGCAGACGGTCGACCCTCTGGCCTGATCCCCCTTGGAGGTGCCCCCTGACTACCCCTGCCAAGAGCAAGGAAGCGGAGGAAGCCTCCGTCGCCTTCCACATCGCGCTGACCCAGATCGGAGTCGGCACGGTGGAGGAGGCACTGAAGCTGTGGTCGGACGTCCCCGTTACGGCGAGGGCGTCCACCTCAACCGCCTGGCTGACCAAGGCCATCACGATGGTCATGACCAGGCGGCGCATGAGCCGCGACCTGGCCCGTGCGTACTACCGCCTGGCGCGGGCACTACGCACTGGCTCCACGGTCGCCGACCCGTACCACCCCGAGCCGACGTACATCACGCTCGACACCCTGCGACGCGAGTTCGCCTCCCTGACCGGAGACGCTGAGAAGCCCCAGGAGGGCCGAACAGAGTCGACCCCTACCACGGAGACCGACCCCGCTTCACAACCCGCCCAGCCCCGCGAGACGGACGCAGACAAGCCCACTGAGGGCGACCGCGTCCTGGTCGAGAAGCTGGACGGGTTGAAGGCCGATGAGGATCGGCTCGAACGCGAGGCGCTACTGGAGTTGCGTGCAGCTCTCGAAGCCCTCGGCACCAAGAACCTCGAACGGAAGCTGCGGGAGATCGACCCCGAGGCACCGGCCAAGGACGTGGACAGGCTCCGCGACGAGGCTCATGCCCAGGCCGGTGCCCGTCAAGCCGCAGCCGCTGAGCGCATCGCGATGAACGGCGCACGTTCCGCTGTCTGGAACCACGCCAACCGCGACAAGCGCGCACTCGGCTACATCCGACTCTCGCGCACCGGAACCCCTTGTGGGTGGTGCGCCATGTTGATCTCGCGTGGACCTGTCTACCGCTCCAAGAACAGCGCCGAGTACGGCGACGGAGACAAGTACCACGACAACTGCCACTGCTACGCGGAGCCCGTGTTCTCCGACGCGCAGTACAGCAGCTCCCCCCTCTACGCGCTGAACCGCAAGTACGAGGAGCTGTGGCCCCAGGTGACCAAGGGATTGAGCGGCAAGGCCGCGATCTCTGCCTGGCGGCGATTCATCCGCACGGAACAGCAAGCCGCTGCCCAGGAGGCGCGGCGATCCACAACGAGCGTCCAGGAGGCGTAACCAGTGAGCACCCCGACCGAGACCCCCGGTTCCACTCCCGTCACCGAGGAGAAGCCCGCAGAGGGCAGCACCACGGAGACCCCGTCCACCGAGACGTCCACCGAGCAGAAGCCCGAAGGCGAACAGCCTGCGGTCAAGCCCGAGGACGAGCTTCCCGAGTGGGCGCGCAAGGAGCTGACCAAGGCTCGCGGCGAAGCGGCCAACTACCGCGTGAAGCTGCGGGAGGCCGAGACGTCCCTCCAGAACGCGAAGACCCCCGAGGAGTTCGAGGCCGCAAGGTCCGAGCTCTCGACCCGGATCGCCGAGCTGGAGTCGTCTCTCCTGCGGTCGAACGTTGCTCGCAAGTTCGAGCTTCCTGACGAGCTCGCTGCCCGACTCAACGGTGCCACCGAGGCCGAGCTGGAAGCGGACGCCAAGTCCCTTCTGAAGTTCGTGGTCCCGGCTGCACCCGAGTCCCTGGGTGGCGGTCTCACGCCGTCTGACGACGGAGACGACGAGATGGACCCGCGCAAGCTCGCGCGGCGCACACGACGTCGCTGACGCACTCCCTCACCTACCCAACCCCCAGGCCCTGGTCGACGTGACCGGGGCCTTCGTCTACCTGGAGGTAATCACCAGTGGCTGAACACCAGATCGTCAAGCCCGAGAAGCTGGCCGCGACTGCGGTCGGGATGCTGGAGCAGGAGCTCGTCATCCCCAACCTGTTCCAGAAGGAATCGGTCGACCAGTTCAAGGGTGCCGACAACGACACCCTGAGCGTCAAGGTCGAGGGCGTCCTGCCGTTCCACGACTACGCCTTCCGCAACGACCGCTCCTCGCCCATCGTCTTCGATGAGTACAAGGAGCGGAAGATCGCTGTCACCTTCGGTGGCAACGTCTACTCCGCCGTGAAGGTCACCGACGAGCAGAACGACTTCGACCTGGACGACTGGGGCAAGCTGCTCCGTCCGCAGGTCAAGGCCGTCGCTCGCGGTCTGTCGCGTCGGGCGGTCAACACCCTGACCGGCCAGACCTACAACGTCACCATCGGCAACGCCGAGCAGAACCTGCGTGGTGCGATCATCGAGGCGCGTCGCGTCCTCAACGCCTTCAACGTCCCGGACGGTCAGCGTTACCTGCTCGTTGGTACCGACTTCGAGTCGGCCCTGCTCAACGACGAGAAGCTGAACCTCGCCCAGAACGTCGGCGACTCCGAGGCCGAGAGCGCCCTGCTCACCGCGACCATCACGAACCGCTTCGGTTTCAAGATCGTGGTCGACCAGACCATCCCGGCTGACGCCGCGTACGCCTTCGCTGGCTCCGCGTTCATCTTCCTCTCCGGTGCGCCGAGCGTTCCGCAGTCCGTGCCCTACGGTGCGACGACCTCCTTCGAGAGCATCGCGCTCCGCTGGGTCCGCGACTACGACCCGCTCTACATGCAGGACCGCTCCGTCGTGAACACCTACGCGGGCTTCCGCTCGGTGACCGACGTCCTGGTCGGCTGGGACCAGGCCAACAACCGCGAGCTGGTCTCCGTGGGCGAGCACTTCGTCCGTGGCATCAAGCTCTCCCTGAACGGTTCCTCGGACTACCCGGCTGCGAGCTCCGAGCTCGCGCAGATCACGGGTGTCTCTGACGCTCGCGTCTGGACCCCGGCTGGCATGAAGGCCGAGACGGACCCGGCGAACGCCTGATCCCGCTGAGTGAGGGGGCTGGCTCTACGGAGCTGGCCCCCTCGCTCGTCCTCGCAGTAAGGAGACGCTGATGGCTTACGCCACCCTGGAGGACCTGAAGGCTCGCCTCGATTGGGAGCTGGACGAGGACGAGGCGCGGATCGCAGGCGGTGCCCTGGAAGACGCTTCGGACCTCGCTGCCCACTACGGGCGCAACTGGGCCGAAGACGCTGCACCCCGCCTGGTTCGGACCCTGGTCCTGAAGGCCACCTCGCGGTACATGAAGAACCCGGACGGCTACACGCAGTCCCGTGCTGGCGACGAGACGCTGGCCTGGAACGACAAGGCTGGCGAGAACGCTGGCACCGTCTACTTCTCGGACGAGGAGATCAAGCTCCTCGCCGCTCTCGGCGGTCGCAAGCCCGGCATCGTGTCGGTCCCGATCGTCGCCTACGGCAGCAAGATCCGGCGCGGAGACCTTGGTCGCGTCCCGGTCGACTACGACGGCAAGAGCTTCCCGCTCTACGACGACCCGGTGAGTCCCTGGTGAGCATGCAGCGTAGGCGCGGCCAGACGGCGCGCATCTGGAAGACCAAGGTCGAGACCGACCGGCGTGGCAACGACATCGTTCGTGCGACAGCTGACGGTCCCCATGAGGTTCGAGCCGCGTTCATCCCGCAGCGATCGGCCAAGGCTGAGGTTCCCGGTCAGCAGCTCATCAACATCACCCGGATGATCGTCGCCGCCGACCTCGAAGACGTGAATCTCTGGTCGCGCGTCGAAGTCCATGGCAAGCAGTGGGACATCGTCTCCCCGCCTGCCTACCACCACGGACCCCGGAAGTCGCGGCACTGGTCGATCGACATCCGAGAGAGGACGTGACGTGGCAGAGATCTTCGACAAGGTCGGCGGCAAGAAGCTGGAGAAGTTCCTCGGCAAGAACGATGGCGTTCAGTTCGCCCTCGACAACTACACCTTCGAGATCGCGGTCCGTGCAGAAGGGCTCCTTCAGGAGCACCAGGACTACGACGATTCGCCTGACGCTCACTCGTTCATCGAGGTTGATCGCGGCGACGTCGACAGGTACGTGGTGCTCAACGACGACCGTGGCCAGAAGGCCGCGATGTCCATCGAGTACGGGCGTGCCGCTGGCGAGAAGGAAGTCAAGGACAAGCACGGCGACAAGGTCACCATCAAGTGGGGCGCGAGCGACGGGCTCTACATCCTGGCCCGCGCGTCGAACCTTCCCAAGAAGCGGAAGGGCAAGGTGCACCTCGACTGATGGCCGGACTGCCTGACCACATCAAGGGAATGGCGGAGATGAGCCCGGTCGAGGATCTGCTCCTCGCGATCCTCCGGGACGGCTTGCCTGGCATCCAGGTCAAGTCGCTCATCGCTGCCCATCAGACCTTCCCCCTCGTACTGATCCGCCGAACCCCGACCTTCGGGTTGTGGAACGGCGACACACGCTTCACCGACTCGGCGCAGATCGCAGTTCATACGTTCTGCGAAGACCCGGACGGTGACGAGGACGCGGCGATCCTCTCCGAGGCCGTGCGCGTAGTCCTTCGCGATGCCTGGCTCAGCCAGAAGGTCGTGCCGGGACGAGGCCACTTCACCAAGGTCGAGCTCACCTCAGCTCCTCGGCGAGTCACTGACTGGGCAACGTCCTCCGGGCCTGTCCAGTACGCCGACTTGCCTACGGGCGTGTGGCGCTACGAGTCGATCTACCAGATCGACATCCGCAAGCCGCGCTCCCGCCCATTCCCCATTCCCACCCCCTGAGTAAGGAGACGCCTCCGTGGCTCTGAACGACGACGCAACTCTCGTCATTGGTAGTGGTAACTACCTGACCGCCCCTGTCGACACCGACATTCCCGGTGACCTTCTGTCCCCGAACGCCCCGTGGGCGACCGTTGGCCACACCTCGCTGGAGGACATCTTCAGCATCTCGTCCGAGGGTGGCGAGGCCACCACGATCGGCACGCTCCAGAACAAGTCCCTCCGGACCAAGTACAGCGCGCGCACCGAGACGATGACCTTCACCCTCCAGCAGTTCGATGAGGCTGGCCTGAAGCTCTACTACGGCGCGAACGCCCCGATCCTGCCGGACGGCAGCGTCGGTGTTCCGACCGAGCCCGAGCCGACCGTGGTCGCGTTCCTCGCCATCTTCGTGGACGGCGACAACCACTTCGCCTTCTACGCCCCGAAGGCCGAGGTCTACCGCGCTGACGACCTGGCCCTGGCGGACACCGAGTCCCTGGCTGGCCTGCCCCTCGGCGTCAAGCCGATGGCGTCCGGGAACAACACCTGGACCTACTCGGTCACCCCGCTGGGCGCTGTCCCGGCTCCGTGATCTGAGGATCACAACAACTCCCCCGGTGTGTAAGTGAGTGCGGACCCGCTTGCACACCGGGGGCTCCCCTCGGGGAGTTCTGCTTCACCAGGTCCGCGCCCCTTCCCGCAAGTCCATCCAACACAGGAGGTCCGCAACCCCATGTCCAGCTTCTCTCTCGATGACATCCGTTCTGCCGCTGAGGCCAAGTACGGTTCCACTGACATCACCTTCGGCAACGACGTCTGCCGACTGCTCAACCCGCTTCGCCTCCCGAAGGAGAAGCGTGCGGAGCTGACGAACATCCAGAGCAAGCTCGACGGCGACGACGTCGACCAGGAGCAGGTGCTCGCTGACGCGATCAAGCTGGTCGCCGAGAGCGAGAAGGCGGCTGACAAGCTGCTCGCCCTGGTCGGCTCGGACCTCGCTGTGCTGGCCCAGATCTTCGAGAACTACGGGAAGGGCACCCAGGCGGGGGAAGCCTGAGCCTCGCCCGGCTCGTAGACGACTACGGCGAAGGGCTCTACCCCGACCTGCTACTTCACTACGGCGTCAATCTCGCCGATGTGGTAGCGGGTCGGGGTCCTTCCCCATCTCTCGTACTCCTGTTGGTGCAGAGGCTCCCTGACACTTCGCTCACGATGGCCCTCGCGCAGGGCGGACGTGAGCACTTCGGCTGGGGCGTAGACCGCCACATGACAGCCGACCTGTACGACGCGCTCAACCAGAACACCCGAGCGACGGGGCAGTGGGGCAAGAAGGGCGCACCCAAGATCCCCGAGTACCCGCGCCCGAAGACCAAGCCCAAGAAGGCGAAGGCCGAGAAGAAGTTCACCTCGGTCGCCGACCTCTACAAGAAGTTCTCACCCCGGAGGTAACCCCACATGGCCAGTCCCGGAGGACAGGAGATCGGGCGCGTCTCGATCAAGGTGCTCCCTGACACCTCAGACTTCAAGGAAGCTGCGAAGCGGGATCTGGAGAAGATCGAGAAGCAGCTTCGCATCGAGGCCAAGATCGGGGCGGACACCTCCGAGCTGGTCAATGAGGCCAAGGCTGCCCGGCGCAAGGCCGAGGCGGCACTGAAGGACATCACGGTCCGCGTGGACCTGGAGGATCAGAGCTCGCTCCAGCGGGCGATCAAGCAGGTTCAGGCTCAGTTGAAGCGACTGGACGAGACTGAGATCTCGGTCGGCGTCAACCGCAGCGACCTCAACGCTGCGATGGACCTGCTCGGCGAACAGCTCGACAAGGTCTCCACCCTCGACCTGAAGGTGGACCGTGGCTCGATGTCGTCGGTGCAGAAGGCCATCGCCGCGATCGACGCGCAGATCTCCGACATGGACGAGATCGACCTGAAGGTCAACCTCGACCGTGACTCGCTCAACGCTGCGCGGCAGAGCCTCGCGGACGTGATGCAGCGCGAGCAGGACATCAAGCTGGCGTTCGACAACGCCGACTTCGCCAAGCTCCAGAGCAAGATCCGCGACCAGCTCGGCGACCTGAAGATCAAGCCGGACATCGAGCCCGCTGCACTGGCCAAGGCTAAGCGCGAGATCGAGACCGCGATGATCAAGATCTCCGATCTGAAGGCGACCATCACGCCCGAGATGAGCATGCGCGACAAGCGCGAGGTCGAGCACCAGATTGACGACCTGAAGGACAAGGTCGACAAGATCAAGTCCGAGATCCAGGTCGAGGTCAGCAAGGGCGGCAAGTACCTGGCCGTCGCTCAGCTCGCGATCCTCTCCCGCGACCGGATCATCAACCTGATCCCGAAGGTCAGCATGTCTGCGGCTGCATCTGCGACCGCTGCCATCGCCGCCCTGTCGGGTGCCCGAGTCCTCGGCGAGGTGTTCGAGAACCTGGGCAACACCCTGAAGAACCTCGACAAGAACATCCCGATCATCGGCTCCCTGGCTACGGCGATGGCTGGCCTGGCGGGCTTCGGACTGTCGGCTGCGAGCAACCTGTTCGCCTTGTCGCAGTCCCTCGCGCAGATCGGTCCAGCAGCCCTCGCGCTGCCTGGCATCTTCGGTGGCCTGGCGGTCGGCATTGGCGCGTCCGTCGCAGCCTTCAAGGACTTCAACAAGATCTTCCCGCAGGTCAAGGGTCAGCTCGCGAAGATGCAGGACGGCATCTCGGCGAACTTCTGGGCGCAGGCCAAGGCCCCGTTCCAGGACCTGATCGACAACCTGCTCCCCAAGTTCAGCACGAACATCCAGGCGAGCTCAACTCTCCTCGGCACCTTCTTCGGCAAGTTCGCCACGGCACTCAACGGCAAGCTGGGGCCGGTCCTCGGCGGCATGTTCGAGGACTTCAACTCGTCCATCAAGATCGCCACTGGCGGTACGGACGACATGGCCAACTCGATCGCCATCCTCGGCGAGGTCGGCGCTGGCTACCTGCCCCGCCTCGCTGGGTTCTTCGAGAAGATCAACGTCCAGTTCTCTGACTGGCTCACGAAGAACAAGGACAACGGCAACCTCACCGGTTGGATCGACCTCGCGATCACCCAGATCAAGGAGCTCGGCAACGTCCTGGCTCAGGCTGGCGGCATCCTCGCGGGCCTGGCTCGCGCAGCCAACGAGGCTGGCGGCTCGTCCCTCGCGATGATGGGCGACACGCTGGAGCGCATCCACAAGGTGGTCGACAGCGACGGCTTCCAGAAGGGACTGGTCGACGTCTTCAAGGCGGCACACACCGCCATGAACACGATCGCCACCACGTCTGGTCCGGCAGTCGAGAAGCTGTTCACGGCCCTCGGTCAGCTCCTGACCACCGTTCTCCCGCAGGTCGGCGCGATCATCGGTACGGCGCTGGGTGCAGTGGCTTCGGCTCTGGCGCAGCCCGCTGTGTCCGAAGGCATCAAGGCCGTCTTCGATGGCATCCTGGTCGCGGTCAAGGCTCTCGCTCCCGCGATGGCCCCCCTCGGTCAGGCGATCGGCGCACTGCTTCAGCTCGCTGGCACGATGCTCTCGGCGTTCGGCCCGCTGATCGCTGCGGTCCTGACTCCCCTGGCTCAGGCGTTCACCACCCTGGTGCCGCTGATCCAGCCGCTGGTCACCCTGCTCTCGGGCGCTCTGCTCAGTGCGGTCCAGCAGCTCGTCCCGGTCTTCATGCAGCTCGTCCCGGTCATCGGCACGATGCTCACCTCGGCACTCTCCATGATCAGCGCGCTCCTGCCTCCGCTGGCTGCGCTGTTCGGCACGATCCTGGCAGCGGTCGCACCTCTGGTGCAGCAGCTCCTGACGGGACTCGCTCCGATCCTGCCGCTCATCGGCTCGTTCCTCGGGGCGATCGTCGCGGCGCTGACTCCGCTCATCTCCATCGCGCTCCAGATCATCTCGGCGGTACTCACCCCGCTGATCCCGATCGTTCAGGAGATCGTTCAGACCTGCCTGCCTCCGCTCCAGGAGGCGTTCACTCGACTGACCGAGGCGCTTCAGCCCTTCCTCCAGGCACTGCTCGCGATCGTCAACTTCCTGATGCCAATCCTGGCTCCGGTCATCGGCTTCATCGTCGGCCTCCTGGCTGACGCCCTGGTCGGTGCGATCAACGGTGTGGCCCTGGTCCTCGAAGGACTGGTCGAGGTCTTCCGAGGCGTCTGGGACATCATCGTCGGAATCCTGAAGATGGCCTGGGGAATCATCGTCGGCATCTTCACCGGCAACTGGTCGACCCTGGGTGACGGCTGGAACCAGTTCTGGTCCGGCATCTGGTCCTTCCTGAAGGGCATCTGGGACGTCATCATCGGCGCGATCAAGACGTTCCTGAACATCGGAATCCTCCGAGCGTTCGGTGCGGCGCTGACTGCGCTGAAGGCGCTGTGGACCGCAGCGTGGGGCGGCATCCGCATGGCGGGTGTCGTGATCTGGGACATGATCAAGGGCGCGTTCTCCGGCTTCGGCGGAACGCTTCGCGGCATCGGCTCCTCGCTGATGTCCGGCCTGCGCGGTCTGTTCTCGTCCGGCTGGGCGACCGTCCGGGGCATCTTCACCTCTGCGTGGTCGACGCTGCGAACCGCTGTCTCTGACGGCATCTCGCGCTGCATCACGCTGGTCCGGGGACTCCCTGGTCAGGCTCGGTCTGCACTGGGTTCGCTCGGCTCGACGCTGCTCGGTGCCGGTAAGGCTCTGATCCAGGGCCTGATCGACGGCATCAACTCCATGATCGGCAAGGTCAAGTCCGGGCTCTCGAAGCTCACCGACATGATCCCCGACTGGAAGGGTCCGCTGCCCAAGGACAAGAAGCTCCTGTACGGCGCTGGTCAGGCCATCATCGGTGGTCTCATCAAGGGCCTGGAGTCTCAGTTCGACAAGGTCAAGAAGACCCTCGGCGAGCTCACTGCGGACATCCCGAAGACGGCGAGCAAGAGCCTGCGGGCCACGGTCGTCGCCGACCAGAAGGTGCTCACGAAGCTCCTCGGCGCGTGGGATGGCATCGCTGCGAAGCTGAAGACGGCCAAGGACAACCTCGCCAAGCTGAAGGCGGACAAGGCCAACTACGCGGCGTCCCTCATGGACAAGATCGTGAACGCGGCCAACGTCACCCAGATGGAGGGCGGCTTCTCCGGGATCATCGAGCAGCTCACGCAGGCTCGGGATCAGGCTCGTCACTTCGCCGACGTACTCGGCAGGCTGAAGAAGCTGGGCCTCAACCAGGAGGTCTTCGACCAGCTCGCCCAGGCTGGCCCGGAAGCGGGCATGGCTGCGGCTGAGGCGCTGCTCGGCGCTGGTCAGGCTGGCATCGACCAGGTCAACAAGCTGGAGAAGGACCTTGCCGCAGCGGCCAAGGACGTCGGGTCCGTCGCCTCGAAGGTGATGTTCGACAACGGCATCCACATGGCCGAGGGACTGGTCAAGGGTCTGGAGGCGCAAGCCGACAAGATCGAGAACCAGATGCTGAAGATCGCCAAGTCCATGACGGACGCGATCAAGAAGGCGCTGGGTATCCACTCCCCCTCGCGAGTCTTCAAGGCTCTCGGTAGCTACGTCGGCAAGGGCTTCGCGCTCGGACTCGAAGGCTCCCGCAAGGACGTCCTCAGTTCGATGAAGTCCGGCCTCGGCCTGGACGTCGACCCCAGCGGCATGGCTCTGAGCCCGTCCGCTCGAAGCGTCGCACACACCGTGTCTGGCGCGATCGACGCCTCCTCCTCGGAAGGCGGTGCAACCAAGGTTCTCAACTACTACGCGGCTCCGGGATCATCCCTCTCCTCGGAGGAGGATCTGTTCACGGCAGCCAACCGAGCAAGGATGGTGGGCTGGTAAATGGCGAAGCTCCTTCTGGAGAACGCCCTGGACAAGCTGAGCCTCAGTGGGGTTCAGGATGATGGGACGGGGGTGCAGGCGACGACCGGCGTGACTGGTCTGGGCCTGCCCCCTGTCTCGGTCCAGTGGCTCGAAGGCGCGGGTGACGGTGCTGTGTATCGCCGCACCCGCGTCACCGCGCGGGACATCGACGTCCCGCTTGACATCGTCGGACGCGACCGCGTCCACCTGAAGCAGATCCTCTCCCGGCTGGCCAAGATGCTGGCCGGTCCGTGCACGCTGCGCCTCATTGAGGACGACGGCACGGACTGGTCGACGGAAGTGGTCCGCATCGGGGGAGGCGAGTACACCTACGGCTCGGATACGACCGGCCTGAAGGACGTCCAGACGGTGATCACGCTTCGCGCGGGCGACCCGTACTGGACGTCCTCGGTCTCCACCACAGCGCAGGTCGGCGGCAATGCGGTCACCCCGTTCGTCTCCAACTTCATGTCCATGCCAGTGGCCTCCTCGCAGGCGATTGGCCAGATCACGCTGGAGAACACGGGCGACGCTCCGGCCTACCCCGTCTGGACCGTCTTCGGTCCGGGTGACAACTTCAAGGCGGTCTCCCCTACGGGCGAGACGCTGTGGTGGAAGGGCACGCTCGCGGCTGGCGAGACGCTGGTCGTGGACACCCGGCTGGGCACTGTCAAGGACGGGACCGGCGCGAACCGCTACTCCCTCCTGAACACGGCTCCCCGGTTCTGGGCCATCGAGCCCGGCACGTCGACCTGCGATGCGAGCTTCATGAACGTGACCACCGCCTCGCGGATCACGGTCTCCTGGAAGCCCCGGAAGTGGATGGTGATCTGATCCATGAAGCTCCGTGACCTCACGGTCGAGGTCCGGGACAAGGCACTCAACCGCATTGGTGCCATCCGTCCCGAGGAGCTGGTGCTGGAACTGGAAGACCAGTTCAACAACGTCGGAACCTGGAAGCTCACACTGCAAGCCGAGCACCCGCTCGTCACTGCGCTGCGGACTCCAGGTTCCGGCGTCATCATCACCGGCCCCACCGACGTCCTGATGTCGGGACCGACCAGCAAGCATGAGTTCGCCGCCACTCCCGAAGACCCAGGCGGCTCGGTGGTATTCGAGGGGATCTCCGACACCTGCATCCTGTCGGACTACCTGGCCTTCCCTCAGCCAAGCAACGTCAACCCGACCACGCAGACCCTCTCGCACGACGTCCGCTCGGGCGCAGCCGAGACGGTCATGCACTCCTACGTCAACGTCAACGTCGGCCCGTCTGCACCGGCAGCTCGACGCAAGGCTGGGCTCATCATGGGCACCAACCTGGCTCGCGGTTCGGTCGTCAAGAAGTCGGCGCGCTTCCCGGTGCTGGGCAACCTGCTCACCGAGATCGCCGTCGTGGATGGACTGACCTTCCGCATCGTGCAGCGCGGCTCGAACCTGGTCTTCGAGACTGGGCAGGTCACCAACCGCGCGAGCTACATCCGGCTCGACGTCATGAACAACACGCTCTCCGGTCAGCGTGTGGCCATCACTCCTCCGAGCGCGACGCACGTCATCGTGGCTGGACAGGGCGAGCTGGTCGACCGAACGTTCAAGGACATTACGACCGCTGAATCCCTTGCCGCAGAGGCGGACTGGGGTCGACGCATCGAGGTCTTCCAGGACCAGCGCAACACGAACGACGACCAGGAGCTGGACAACTCCGGACTGGAGACGCTTGCCGAGAAGGGCTTCACAGCCGTTGCGGTGCAGGCGGTTCCAATGGAGGACAGCGCCATGCAGTTCGGCGTCGACTGGAACATGGGCGACGTCGTGAGCGTCGTCGTGGACACGCAGGAGCTGGTGGCCACCGTCACCGGCATGGTGCTGAAGGCGACGTCCGATGGCTTCAAGATCGGCGCTCTCCTCGGGGACGCCACCGGCTTCAACGCCGAGGCGGCATACGCCAAGCGAGTTCAGTCCACCGAGAGTCGAGTGTCCCAACTGGAGCGCAACAGCTCCGGTGGCGGGGCGAGCTCAGACGATCAGATCATGCGAATCATGGGGGTGTGGTAACCAGTGGCGAATACGCCCAAGAAGCTTTTCCGAGGCGCGGCCTCCACGACGCTGACCGCCGTCTACACGGTGGCTGCGAACACGAACGCCATCGTCACGAACATCCTGGTGGCCAACAGCAACACCACCCCGGCCAGCATCCTGATCAAGATGGGCACCTTCACGGTCATCCCCAACACGCCGGTCCCGGCGAACGGCATCTTCACCCTCGACATGGCACAGGTGATGGACATCGCCGGTCAGGTCATTGAGGTGCAGGGCAGCTCGACTGGTCTTGCCGTGCACATCTGTGGAGTGGAGGTGACTGTCTGATGGGCTTCAATGTGATCCCCAGCGCCGAGGTCTCTGGCTTCACGGGAGCCCCTGGACCGCAGGGCCTGCCCGGCACCAACGGAACGAACGGAACGAACGGCAGTCAGTGGCTGTCTGGCACCACGGCCCCAACCTCGGGGCAGGGTGTTGACGGGGACTTCTACGTCTACGACGACAGCCGCACCTTCCTCGGTGTGACCAGTACCAACCTGACCATCTACAAGAAGATCTCGGGTGTATGGACCCAGGTCGGCACCTCGGCTGTCGGCGGCGCGAAGTGGTACCTGAACAACGCGGCGACGTCGAGCACTGACACCAAGCCTGGCGACATGCTCCTCCGCACCGACACGGGCGACATCTGGCAGCGCAGCGCTTCCGGTTGGGGTACCGCGATCGGCAACATCAAGGGGCCGACCGGAGCGACTGGAGCCACAGGCCCGCAGGGACCGCAGGGCATTCAGGGCACGACCGGCGCGACTGGCCCGGCTGGTCCGACTGGACCGACTGGACCGCAGGGTCCGGTGGGTCCGGCTGGCACGGCCACGGTGCCCATGATCCTCACGCTGCCTTCCGGCTCCTCCTCGAACCCCTTCGAGGTCAAGTCTGCCGACAACGCAGCCAACTCCTTCGAGGTGCGCAGCACCGGCTCTGTGCGCTTCCAGCAGGGCAACGTCTACATGGACAAGAACGTCCGCATCGGAGGCTCAGCCTCTGCGGCTGGCGGTGGCATGGGCAACCTGGTCATGCAGAACGCGGCGACGGTCCCGACTTCGAGCATCACTGACGGCGCGATCGTCTACTCCGAGGCTGGCAAGCTGAAGGTGCGCCAGTCGGACGGCGCGATCGTGACCGTGGCCAACGATGCGATCACCTCGGTCAACGGCATGACGGGTGCAGTCGCGCTGGGTGCGTCCGATGTGGGTGCACCGTCCACCGCTGGCGGCAGTGTCATCAACACCTCGCTGATCATCAACTCCATCAGCGACACGGATGTCGGCGTGATGGGCTTCCGCAAGCTGAACAAGCGACGCTGGGTGATGGGCGTTTCTGAGGCTTCCGAGACGGGCGCGGACGAGGGCTCGAACTTCTACCTGGTCCGCTACACGGACGCCGAGGTGGACAACGGCTACGCCGTCTACGTCAAGCGTGCCAACGGCTACGTGGGACTGGGCACCAGCGACCTGATGAACGGCTCCCGCGTCAGCGTTGAAGGCGCGGTCGGCCTGAAGAACCTGGCGGCAGACCCGTCAACCACATCGCTCGGCGCTCAGGTCTACGCCAAGTCCGGCAGGGTCTACGCCCAGCGCGGTACGGGTGCCTCGCCTGGTGGCGCGATGAACTGGGAGCTCCAGCCGCGAGCTGACGAGTGGCTGCCGGAAGACCTGGGCCTGAAGGCGTGGTCCTCAGACCCTGCCAACTGCCAGTCGACTGGCATCTACACGGGCACGACCGCCGTCCGCATCACGGCGGTCACGCTTCGGCAGAGCCAGTCGATCTCGAAGATTGTCTGGCACTTCCTCGGGTACGCGGGCGGTCTCCAGACCGGCTCCTGGGCTGCGATCTACAACAGCTCGGGCACTCGCGTGGCGACGAGCGGCGACCTGTCAACGGTGGCGTACGAGCCTGCCGAGCAGCACGCTGCGGGTGGTGGTGCTTCCTTCGCCCCGCTGACCGCGACGACCACGCTGGCTGCCGGGACGTACTACATCGCCTGGCGGTTCATCTACAACACGACGACCGGCGACGGTCCGATGTGCCTGGCCTACGAGAACGCTGCGGGCTCACCGCCCAACGCCTTCGGCCTCACTCCGGTCAAGCGGTTCGGCATGCTCAGCGCCACCTCGCTGACCGCGTCCCCGGCATCCATCACGACCAGCGCCATCGAGAACGGAGCGAACCGCTTCTGGGCTGCGCTGGCGTAACCCCTTGTGACAGAAGGGAGTTCCCTGTGGGAGCAGGACTCTACCCACCACCCAAGGGCGTCGCGGCCAAGGGCATCGTCGCCTTCGTTCCGCTGGTAACCAGTGGCTACGTCGGCGACACCGAGACGAGGGCATACGCCATCACTTGGACTGCCGAGGCCGGTCGCGCCTACATGATCAGGTTCATGGCGGCCATCGTTGACGCTGACGGCGTCGGCGATCAGACGACCTACCGCTACGCCAAGCAGGCAGCCATGACGTCGTGCCGATGGGCCACCGGCTCCGGCACCGCGACGGTAACCAGCACAAGCCTGGGCTACACGCAGACCACCGTCTACGACGACGACTCGCTGACTGGCAACGGCGTCTTCGCGGAGTGGGTACTCAGCGACCCGCCCGCAGGCCCGGTGTCGGCTGCCATCTGCACCAGGGCGATGCGCGCTGCGGCAACCTACGGCAGCGTCCGATACATCACCGGTCCCACCGGCCTGAGCCACCTCATCGTTGAGGACATCGGCCCGGCCTTCTGACCCCATCCCTACTGAAGTTCAGCGCAACCGAAGGACCCCGCACATGGGCGCAGCCCTCTACCCCCCACCTGTCGCAGCCCCAGTGACGACCACCTCTGGATGTGTGGCCACGACAGGCTTCTCCGTGAACAACTTCTTCGCAACGAAGATCAACGGAGTGGCTACGGTCAAGGCCGACATCAAGGTGGTCACGGCGCTGAATACCGGATCGTCCGCCCCGTACAACCTGGCGGACACCGTGTGCTGCAACATCCCGGATGGCTACCGCCCCCGGAACACGATGACCGCTCTCTACTCCACGGGCTACGCGGATGGAGAGTGCGACATCACTCCGGACGGAGACGTCACGATCCGAACGACCAACACGTACAACCTGGCGGCGAATGACACGGTCCGCTTCTCAGCAACCTACGTCCTGTAACCCCACCCGCATCCTTCAAGCCCCTGCGCCTCACGGCCTGGGGCTTCTTCCATGCCCACAAGGAAGGACCCCCAGTGGCCCAGAGCTCTTACCCCTTCGACGCCCAGAGCGTCACCGAGTCCCAGTACAGCGCCTTCTTCAGGGAGCTTCAGGACACGGGCGTCGCATCGTCCTCGTCCGCCCCTGACCTGCGAGTCGCCTCCGCTGGCACCAGCATGATCCTCACGGTGCAGCCGGGCCTGGCGGTCATTCGCGGTCACGCCTACTCCTCGACGGCGGTCGAGAACCTGACGATCGCGGCTGCCGACACGGCGGCTCGCATGGACCGCATCGTCCTTCGACTCGACCCGACTGCGAACAGCATCGTCCTGGCCGTCATCAAGGGCTCGGCTGGCGGCGGCACTCCAGCCCTGACCCAGACTGACACCGGCATCTACGAGATCTGCCTGGCGAACGTCTCGGTGGGTGCGAACGTCACCTCGATCTCGGCTGGCAGCGTCACCGACCAGCGCCGCTTCGTTGGCAGCCGGATCGGCTCCTGGAGCACGCTGCTTCGCCCGACCACTCCTCGCGTCGGTCGCCTCGGGCTCAACTCCGACACTGGCAAGTGGGAGTTCTGGAACGGCAGTGCCTGGATGGACCTGGCACCGACCGTCGACTGGACGACGATTCAGGGCAAGCCTGCGACGTTCCCCCCGAGCGCGCACACGCACACAGCCCCGACCTGGTCCGAGGTCACCGGCAAGCCGACCACGTTCACCCCGGCTCCGCACACCACCGCGTGGGCCGACATTACGGGCGAGCCTGCGACCTTCCCGCCCTCGACGCACGCGCACGACTGGAACAGCATCACGTCGAAGCCGAGCACGTTCACGCCGAGCTCCCACACGCACAGCTACCTGTCGTATGGCGATGTCATCTACCGGGCCAACGGCTCGGACCGACCGCACAGCTACACGCCTTCGGGCTCCACCTGGTACGCGGTGTGGGTCGACGGCAACCACAACTTCTGCCGGAACACCTCCTCGATCCGGTTCAAGGAGAACGTCCGCAGCTACGAGATCAACCCCAAGGACATCCTCGCCCTGCGTCCTGTGATCTACGACCGCAAGGCCACCGAGAACGACGAGGGTGAGCTGGTCGAGGGCCGCAAGGACGAGTACGGCCTGATCGCAGAGGAGGTCGCCGAGACCCTTCCCGAGATCGTCTCCTACATGGATGGCGAGATCGACTCCGTCCGCTACGACCTGCTCGGTGTGGCTCTGCTCGCCGTCGTGAAGGACCAGCAGGCTCGCATCGAGAAGCTGGAGAAGCTGGTCGAGGCCCTGGCCTCATGACCAACGCAATGGAGCCCACCGTTCAGGTGGCTCTCGTATCTACCGGAGGCACGATCCTTGTGACCCTCATCGGTGTCTGCGTCGAGTTCATGCGACGTCAGCACAAGGCCCTGACAGAGGTCAGGGACAACACGCAGGAAGCCCGCGACCAGGTCGCGAACAGCCACAGCACGAACCTGCGCGATGACATGGATCGGCTTCATGACGACGTCCGCGAGGTACTGGACGTCCTTCGTCAGCACGGCTCCGAGATCGGTGGCCTTCGAGCTGACCTTCGCCAAGAGCGCGTCGAGCGCCTGGCTGTGTCTGAGCGCCTGGACAACCACCTGGTCTCAGGCCCCCGGATCTGATCAACCCGCGCGAAGGCCCTGGCTCACATCGAGTCGGGGCCTTCGCTCTACCCGAAGGAGTATCGAGTGAGCATCACTCAGCAGGTCATCGACATCGCGTCGGCAGAGGTCGGCTACCACGAAGGCAAGTCGGCGGACGGCCACTGGAACAACAAGGAGAAGTACGCCGCCCAGATCCCTGGCCTGGAGTGGGCGGACTGGCAGGCGTGGTGCGCCACGTTCTGCTCCTGGGTCGCGCTGAAGGCTGGCGCTGCGGACCTCTACCCGCGCACTGCGAGCTGCGTGGCGGGCGTGGCCTGGTTCAAGAAGCTCGGTCGCTTCAGCGAGTATCCGGCTGTCGGCGCTCAGGTCTTCTACGGTCCGGGTGGCGGTGAGCACACCGGCATCGTGATCAGCTACGACGCCGACTACATCTACACGGTCGAGGGCAACACCAACGACAACGGCTCCGCTGAGGGTGACGGCGTCTACCGGAAGAAGCGCGAGCGTCGCTCCGACCACGTCTTCGGTTACGGCTACCCGAAGTTCCCCGAAGGCATCGTGTCGGCGGACCCGGCCTACAAGGGTGAGGCTCCCAAGCCTGCCCCGGCTCCGGCTCCGGCCAAGCCCGCTCCCGCGCAGCCTGCCCCGGTCAAGCCCGCTCCGGCCAAGCCGAACCCCATCTACCAGCTCTCCTCGGCGGTCAAGCCCGGTGCCACGCACGTCCAGGTCCGGGACATCCAGGAGCTCCTGATGAAGCTCGGCTACAAGATCC